GGGGTACACTAAATGAGGGTATGGCAGATGATTGAGAAATTAAAAGAGTTTGATCCAGAAATGGAAGTAATTATTTCAGATGGTTGGAGCCATAAGTTTTTTAAAGGAGACTTTCAGATAGGCGAGTTTGATGGGACCTGTGATATTGGTGTAGGTAGTTGTGCGCATACCGAGGAAGATTAAATGAAAGTAACTATTGACGTAGCTGTTAGAAATAGTACGGGGGATAAAATATACCCCTCCGATTTAGATGATAGTATAGACTCCCTTAGAAGGGCTATGAATAATGAAATGACTGGTATGGATGGTGTATCTATTTTAAACACGATATCAATACTAGAATCTATTAAAGATCAACTAGATGGTGAAGGATTTTTCAAATGAAAATAGATTACACAGGGCCATATGTACCAGTACGGTCTTCAGAAGGGGCTGCTGGGTTCGACATCATAACTACTGAGAGCGGTAGCATTTACCCGGGAAGCAGTCATAAATTCAAAACTGGACTACAACTTGTAATACCAGCTGGGTACGTAGGAATTGTAAAGTCAAGATCTGGGTTGAGTTTCAATAAATCAATAGAAGTAGGGGCTGGGGTAATTGACTCTGACTACCGTGGTGAGGTCAGAGTCCACTTATACAACCATGGCACCTGGAGAGTAGTTGTTAATGCTGGTGACAGAATAGCCCAGCTGTTAATTCAAAAGTGTGAGGTGCCACGTTTTAGTAGAATATCAGCGGAAGAGTTCGAGGCTAAACATAACAACTCAAAAAGGGGTACAAATGGATTTGGACACACAGGGGTCTAATTAACGTACCATACTTAACACTAAACACTTGACAAACTTTACCAGAATTGGTATATATATTACATCATGAGCGACGAACTACCACACATAGTAAAACGGGAATGGGATTCATACGATCTTAGCGAAGACGCTACTTTAGACAAGTACGCTTTGGACTACGAAGCTGAACGACAAGCCGCAGTCATGGACAAATGGATGGACCTACTCTATCAAGCTCAATCCATACTAGCTAAGAAAAAGCGCGAGTTCCAGTTCATAGAAGCTGAGCTCACTATGGATGCTAGACGCGGCGGTATGACAGGTATAGCCCCAGGCAAGAATATAACAGACACCATGACCAAAGCATGGGTTTGTACTCAGCCTAAGTATAGAAAAGCCCTTGAGGAAAAAGACAAGGCAGAAAATGACGTGACGTACCTGCAGAATGCTAGGACAGTTCTTGATAACAAGAAAGCAATGATCAAGATTGAAGCTGACCTATGGATCTGCGGGTATTTTGCTAGACCATCTGTTTCTAAGGACGTGCGGGTGTCCGCAGATGCCGAGAAAAAGGAACAGGTAAAACAGAAGCTAACAGATACGTTAGCAAAAAGGAAAAGGCGTGAAGCCGAGGAGTAGTTGCTATGGCAAGTGGAATTCGCAGTAAAATGGGTGCTGGGTTGAAGGATCGTACTAAAGAGTCCTTCGGACGTAAAGACAAGAGTGGCATGTTCAAAGACTACCTTGACCCAAGTAAGACTGAAGGACTGGTAAAATTCAATCCAGGAAAAGGTACGTGGATCATTGATATTATTCCGTACTACGCTGGCTCCAACGACCCCTTCAACAAGAAGGGTGAGGTAGCATATGTGCTTGATATTCTGGTGCATACTCAGGTAGGCCCAGCTGACGACAGAATTGTGTGTCCAGTACAGTACGGCCGACCGTGTCCAATCTGTGAGGAAATCAAGCGCCTGAACACTGCTGGTGCTGATTATAAGACTGAGATCAAACCGCTCTCAGCAAAACGCCGAACCATGTACAATGTCATAGTCCGTGAGAATCCTGAGGAAGAAAAGAAGGGTATGCAGCTTCTTGAGATTTCACATTACTTCTTGGAAAAGAACATTGCTGCTCTTACCAAGAACCCAAGGAAGGGTGGGTACATTGTATTCAGTGATCCTGACACTGGTAAATCAGTAAGCTTCCGTCGTACCGGTGTTGGTGCCGAAAGCACAGCATACGACGCATATCAGTTTATTGATCGGCCTGAGCCTATTTCAGACGCTGAATTGGAAGCGGCCCGTTGCCTTGATGATCTGATCGTAGTTAAGAGCTATGAAGAAATCGAAGAGATTTTCAATGCCCGTAGAAAGCCTGAAGAAGCACCAGATGACTCTGGGGAGTCCGAAGGAGCTGGTGAGGAAGTTGTTACTCCACCACGAGCAGGACGTAAACCACCGGTAGTAGAGCCACCAGATGAAGGTGATGACGGTAATGACGGTGATGAAGACGTTGTAGAAGAAAAGACAGCACCACCAGTTCGCGGTGCCCGTAGGGGAACCCGTAAGAATACTCCAGTATGCCCAGTAGAAGAAGGCACCCTTGGGGTTACACTTGATGAGTTCGTTGAGTGCGACAGCTGTGATCACTATGACGCATGTGCTGACGCTGTAGCTAACGCATAACTACAATCCCGGGAGCCAGCAATAACGCTGGCTCCCTTTAATCTTTACTACAGGGAACTATATGAAGAAAAGGATTGTAGTAGCTGGCAGTGCAGAACCAAGTGCAGTGGACAGTGCAGTGGACAAGGGAGTAGCAGCAGTAGTTGCAGCTGCTACCGCAGATCTTGAGCCCCTTCTAAGGGACAAACCGATAGATTACAAGACCATGCTTAGTACAGGAAGCACTTTACTGGACTTGTGTCTTACAGGTGGACGAGTATACGGCGGTGGGTGCCCTGGCGGTATTCTACTTGAGGTATACGGTAGATCAGGATCAGGCAAGACCAGTATTCTTTCTGAGCTAGGCGGAGCAGCGCAGGCCCTGGGTGGTGAAGTACGATTTGCTGACCCAGAAGCACGGCTTGACGCAGAGTACGCAGAAACATATGGCCTTTCTATTCCAGACAAGAATTATTTCAAGCCGGACACTGTAAGCGAGTTATTCAAGCTGGTCAGTGACTGGGATCCACCAGAAGGAAAAATAAACGTATTCGCTGCTGATTCCTTAGCGGCTCTGTCAACAGAGTTAGAAATGGAAAAAGGCGATAAAATGGGCATGCGCAGAGCCAAAGAGTTCAGTGAAGGTCTGCGTAAGTATTGCAGACTCATTGAGAAAAAGAATTGGCTAATCGCCTGCAGTAATCAAGTCAGGCAAGGTGACTATGGGGACGTAACCCCTGGTGGCCGTGCTGTAGAATTCTACGCTTCTGCTAGGATCAGTATTAATCGGTCTTCGTTTATTGAAAAAGAAAAGACCTTAACCGGTAAGAAGAAGATTCATAAACGTGTAGTAGGAATTATTTCACAGTGCAAGGTGACTAAATCAAGCATTGACAAGCCCTACCGTGAGTGTCCAGTCTACATCATGTTTGACTACGGCATTGACGACGTAAGAGCTAACTTGCAATATGTTAAAGACACTGCTGAGCTGACCACCTATTGGGTAGGTGATGATGCAAAAGGCTACTCCCGTATGGACGATGCAATAGCGTACATAGAGAAAAACAACCTGGAAAATCTGCTTCGTGACCGTACTATAGAGTTATGGACAGAAGTTGAAAATAAATTCAAACAGGAGCGAAAGAAGAAAACCCGGTGACAATTATGGAAGATATATCAGGTGTAGGTAAGTCAGTTAAAAAGAGATTAGATATTCAGACTGAAGGGAAAGACAAGCCGCAACAAGGTACAGGGGTTCGGTGTCCGTCTTGTGGGGGAAGGACTAGAGTAGTCAGAACTATACCACTACCAGAAAGCAGCATTCAGGGCCGCAATAGAACCTGTGATGACTGTGGTACCCGTTTCTACACTGAGGAACAAATCTGCAATATGATAGAGGAAAAAGACAAAGGACCAGATGAGAAAAATCCTACTGATTGATAGTAACGCGATCTGCCACAGTGTGTCTTTCGCGTTACCTAAGTTAACATATGAAGGGCTGAGCACTGCAATCATTTACGGGTTCCTTGTTCAGCTATTGAATTTACAGAAGATTCACCAAGGCACCGATGTAGTGTTTGCTTGGGACAGTACAGAGTCAAAGCGGGAAGCGCTATTTCCTGCATATAAAGCTAAACGCAAAGCTAAACGCAAGTTAGAGCGTGAAGCCATGACCCCAGAAGAACTGAAAGAACACGCTTGTATTTACGGGCAGTTCAGTTTGCTGCAGGAAAACATACTCCCTGCCTTGGGGTTTAGTAACGTGTTCAGTCAGGTTGGGCACGAAGGGGACGACATTATAGCGAGTGTGTGTAAATCATACCCTAATGCCAAAATAGTTATAGTGTCTGGTGATGGTGACCTGTTTCAGCTCATCAATTCTCAGCACTCTATGTGGTACCTGAAAGATCGTAAAATGCTGTATGAGTCAGACATTAGCGAACGGTACCAAATTCACCCCAGTAGATTTGCTGAAATGAAATCGCTCTGTGGGTGCACCTCAGACGAAGTGCCAGGGATAGCAGGAGTTGGTGAAACAAAGGCAATCCAGTATATGTGTGGTGATCTGAAGAAAACTTCAAAGATCTACCAGCGTATTATAAGTAGCCAGGACGTAATTGACTTTACAAGAAAGTTGGTAGAACTGCCTTTTGAAGGTACTGAGCAGTTCAAACTGCAGCCTGACACTTGCACCATTAACAAGTTTAAGCGGGTCATACGCACATACGGGCTGAAGAGCCTAGCTGAGCCCGGGTACATAGTAGACCTAGATAGGAGCTTCTGTGGAAAGACGTTCATTTAGTAAGCTTACCAATGATTGGGAACCAGGCATACTCAAAGCGTTACATAACGCTGCTCCAGGGGATTTTGGGAGCCTAAATAAAGATGGAACTTTTTTTAGAATAAGAACTTTGACTACAGTGCAGGTACCACAAAGTGTAATCAAGGCTCTAGTCGCAAAGGGGGCTATAACTCTAATGCAAAACAACTATTACAGAATAAGGAGTGCTGATGAGTAAAGACCGGAAATATACCAGCAGGAAAGTATCAGTAGCTGTTAGTAGAACAATATCACTTGGCAATTATGAGTCCATAAAAATTCATGCTAGTCTAAGTGCAGATATATCAGACCTTGACGATGATCTGGATTTAGCGTATGAAGAGTTATTCGATGAGTGTACAAAGCAACTGCTGATTTATCAGCAACAAGTAGTAGATAAATAAACAATGGAGATATGTATGAAAGAAAACAATGTTGAAGTGGTAAACGTAGTAGATATTGCACGTAACTTAGCTGAGTTGCACAACATCACCAAACTGGTAGCTAATACTATTGTTCAGTCGGTATTTGATGAAATAGGTGATGCAGTTCAGAGTGGCAAGCGTGTAAGTATTGCCCGTTTCGGAATCTTTGAGCCGGTTACCAAACCAGAACATTCCGCACATAACCCCAGAACACGTGAGATTGTCCGTGTTGCCGAAAAAAGAACTATCAAATTCAAGCCGTCCTCAGTCCTTAAAGGTAAGGTAGCAGGAAACTAGCAGCCCGGAGGGGTTCAATAAGGAAAGCTGGTGCTTTCGGAAGACTGTAAATCTTCTCCCCTTTGGGCAAACTGTTCGATTCAGTACTCCTCCACACTTCATTGCCTCTATAGCTCAGCGATAGAGCAGCTGACTTGTAATCAGCAGGCCGAGGGTTTGAATCCTTCTGGGGGCTCCATCATATCAAACCAACAGGATAATCAATGCTAGCTTTTTACTTCAAATACAAAACACAAGATAAAAAAACTCCCAGTGGTATGGGGTTAGTAATGGGCTACACAGCTACAGCCATTTATGAAGGGATAGATGAGTTCATTAATCCCAGTACAGTAGTATTAAAGTCAGTAGGGAAAGATGCAGGAATATGCTTCCTAGGCCACGATGAAGACGGTGAGTTAGCTTTGTCGGCACCAGAATTGTCAGAAAGGGTATATGAGGACTTAGACGAAGTATCAGGCTGGCGGTCATTCGTTAGTATTTTTCCTGATTTCCACCCCAGTAAGTGTTAGCTATGGGAGATATCAGAGAGTTATTCAAAGTTCTATTTTGTAAGCAGGACACGCTTGACGAAACGGCAGCTGCGCGGCTGGTGGCCCTTGAAGCTGAGGTGACTGACCTGCGTATAGAAATGTTGGAAGCTACGGCGGCTATGTTTGATAAGCCTTGTCCATTCCGAGGTGAATTACACTGCCATGCGGCATGTGTGCACTTTATATCTGGTAGGGCTTATATAAGCGACAGCGGGTACTACGGAGCGCATGCGGCTATTGACTACCCAAGGTGCCAGCTATGGATGAGATAAAGAGCGCAATCCTGTGCCATCACTTTTCAACTGGTGGGTGCATGCTTTGTATTACGGACTGTACGAATTGCAAAGAGTTCGTACTGGCAGGGGTATTTCAAATGCGCTCTAAAGACGTCCCAGTGCTCCGTGACAGCATTTTGAAACAGCAATACGGTCTTTGTGCCATACTAGGAGTAGAGCTTACAGGGGACTCCTCAGCGTGCTTAGATCACCATCACCAAAAGAAGAACAAAGGCACAGGTATGGTTCGCGGGGTGCTATCGCGTGCAGCGAACACATTCCTGGCTAAGGTGGAGAATAATGCCACTCGTTACGGAGTAACTGCTACGGAGCTCCCCAAAGTTCTCAGGGACATGGCGGACTACTTGGAAGCTGCGCAGTACCCGTATATGCACCCCACTGAGAAGCCAAAAGTACCTAAGCTCACTAAGACGTCTTTCAATCGTCTAGTTAAGGCTATGAGAACTTCTGGGGTAAAAAAGTTTCCAGTCTACCCCAGTAGCGGGAAATTGACGGTTCCATTGCAGAAGCTATTTGCAGTATTCAATGTAACCCCGGAATATTATGGTAAGTAATCAACCACCGCAGTACTGGGACGTTATTAGTTAATAATGTTTTATGATCTGTGAAATAGCGCTTGACATATATAACACTGTATGGTATATATGACACATCAACGAAGCAGTTAAATACTGAATCTTTACCTGAGGTGGAAATGTTATCAACTGTACTCACTAAGCTGGAAGCTGTTGCGGCGACTCCTAGTCGTAACTCTAAAATAAAACTTTTATGTTCCTACCTCAAAGACCCAGTGTTCCTGGGAGTAGTTACCCGTACACTCAACTCTGATTGTGTGTACCATATCAAAGCGGTAAAGCCTTTCGTATGCAGCGAAGAAACAGCGCATATCACTAACGCTGAATACTTGTTTAGCATTTTAGATACTCTAAATTCCCAGACTGGGGCGAGTTCTAAAGACAAGGAAACCCTTCACAAGGCTGCTTGTTGTAACGCCGAAACCTACGAAGTAGTTAAACGGATTCTAAACAAGGATCTGAAGTGCGGTGTCGGGGCTAAGTCTATTAACCTAGCAGTTCCCGGGACAATTTACTACGTCCCGTATTGCCGGTGTTCCACTGATTCAGCAGAAGATAAGTTCTGGGCAAAGAAAGGGAAGAAGTACGCTCAGCTGAAGGAAGATGGAATGTTCGTCAACGTAATCCATTCCAATGAGATTTCATTCATTACCAGAAATGGGAAAAGAGTGCAGCAGCTAGACCGGTTGGAGTCAGCTTTGCTACTATCCATCACTGACACTGTTTATACCGGTGAACTTATATGTGTTCGGAACGGAGTAGAGCTGGACAGACAAACAGGAAACGGAATATTAAACTCGTTACTGCACGGTACAGCTACACAGGAAGAAGCAGATTGCGTAACCCTCAGAGTATGGGATGCAGTTCCACTAGAAGAATTCTGGCTGTACGAGTCCAACACTCCATACACAAAACGCTTTGAGGCTCTGAGTAAGTTCGTTGATGAAGTGGACGACCTAACTGTGATTTCTGCGGTATACACTGAGGTAATAGAAACTAAAGACGAAGCTGCTGGCTTCTACACAAGAATGCGTGCTCTGGGCAAGGAAGGCTCAGTACTAAAACTTGGCTCGGCTATATGGTCAGACCATACCAGTCCAAGCATGATTAAGAAAAAGAATACTTCGTCTTGCGCCTTGAGGATTACAGGATGGAAATACGGTAAAGAAGACAGTAAGTACAAGGATGTAATGGGCGCAATATTCTGCGAGTCAGAGTGCGGTCAGCTGAAAGTAACTGTGAATGGCAAGACTGACGAAATGCGCGGTATAGACTGGGACGCAATGGTTGGGACTATTTGTACAGTCCTATTTGAGTCAATCACTACGTCAAAGAGTAATGAGTTCCCGTCGTTGTTCCTGCCCAGATTTGATAAGCCCAGGCCGGACAGAACGACAGCAGATACGTTAGAAGTAATCAGAGAAAGAGTAAAAGTTAAGAATTAGCTACTGGTGGCATTAGTTCAATGTGCGTAAGTGACCAAGGGAGTGGGCGTATTCCGTCTGTACCTGTAGTTGCCCCGGACATTATAAAGTAACTGTGCATAAAGCCGGGTTTACTCGGACAACCAGTAGCTAGCGTTACTTTAGAATTGGGTGGTCTACCTTAGTCGGGAGTCGTGCGTGCCCTGGCCATAAATAATTGAGCACACGCACACTTGAGCCCCGGGGGATTCCACGCTACCCCGGGGCTCTTTTCTTATCAAATAAAGGGGGCAGAATATGATCAACATGGAACTGGCAGAAGACCTTGGAACTACCAAACAAGCGATGGAAAAGATTAAAAAATTGCAGGCCAAAAGGGAAGTTTTGCATGCAAAAATTAATAAGCTCGTGCATGTCAGCTCACTTGGGCTTCCTTCAATTTTTAAGGACAGTATTAGAATTAAGTACAAGAAAGCCTATGCGATTGAACGCAAGTTACAAAGACTGTGGGGGTTTGACCAGAATGATAGGTTCATCAAATTCTGGAACATTCCGGGGTGCTCTTGCCCAAAAATGGACAATGATGATAGGTACCCTTTCGGGCATTACGTGTACAGCGGCGAATGCATTATACATAGTGGTACAGTAGACGGAGTCTAAACTATATGAAACTTACAATAACAAATTTCCAAGGGCATGAGAGCTCCACCATTGAGACTGTCCCCGGGATCACTGCTATCACGGGATCCACCAATGCCGGTAAGACTTCGTTTCTCAGAGCTGCCCTGCACCTGAAGACCAATAATCTACGGGGGACAGCCTACATACGGAAGGGCACTGACTGCTGCTCTATAGAGCTAGACGCAGTTACTAGAATAAAGGCAAAGTCAGAAAACTGTTACATGTTAGACGGTAACAAGACTGAGGCGCTGAGGGGCGGGGTACCTATTGAAGTTAGTAGAATGCTTAACCTTTCTGACGACTGCATTCAGACGCAGCACGACTCGCTGTTTCTACTGAATAAATCACCCGGGGCTGTAGCTGCAAAACTGGCTGAGCTTGTGGACTTGGAAGTTGCACATAAGGCCGTAAAAATAGTAGACAAGGATCGCAGGGAAGTCTTTGCTGAGATTAATTCCCTAGCTTCTGTAGTGAAGAAGTGTGATGAACGGCTTGCTGAATTGGCTGTTGTACCTACGGTTGATCAGGCACTGGCTAGCATTGAGAAGAAACACGCCGTACTCGTCGATTGTGAGGCAAAGCAGACTTCCCTACGGAAGACAGTAGAAAATGCAGTGGTGAGGCTCACAGAGCTAAATAGCATACCAAACGTGCACTCCCTAGCTGACTGCTCAACATTGCTAACCAGAACAAGTAGACTCGTAGCCGCCCAGAGCGCCCTGCGGACTCTCAGAGTCACTGTTGAAGCCCTGCAGGACAGGACTACCGAACTAGAAGCATTGCAGCCGGTACAGAAGTTAGAAGGAGTGACAGACCTACTCCGGGAATTCGGCGCACTGGCAGAAGCACAACATATGCTGAACTCCCTAAAGACTGCTGTCAAAACTGCTGAATCAGCTTCTGAGAAATGCATTAAGATTCCTAAGGGCGTCTTACCAGAAGCTGCTGAGCTCATCATAGGCGAACATGCACTTGTCCTTAGACTGCGTTCTCAGATCAGTGCTGCTACCAAAGCGACTGAGAAGATACAAGAGTACACAGGTAACCTAGTAGCACTGCAAGCTACTTATAAAAAGACTTTGGGCAATAAATGCCCACTCTGCTTAGGGGACGTAAAATGAGTATCGTACTGGCTTGCGGTGATCTACACGTCCGGGAATCAACCCCCGGAATGCGGGTAGAAGAAGATTTCTTTCAGGAAGTTATTGTACCGAAACTGGAATGGGTAGTACAGACAGCCAATGAGAATTCAGCGGTCATTTACATTGCCGGTGACATTTTTGATAAGGCTTCAACTAGGTACGAACTCACCAACACAGTTTCCTCTATTCTAAGGAAAGCGGAATACGGCGTAATAGCAGTACCCGGGCAGCATGACATGAACTACCACTCTGAGCTGATGATTGATACCCCATATCATGCACTGGTGGAAGCTGGGGTGATCAAAGATGCAAACGGTAAAATACTAAAGCACCCCGTAACAATGGTAGAAGGTGCTGGTTTTGGGGTGTTACCTTCAGAAAAGCCGGGGGCTGATGTTCTGTTAACGCACTTCTGTATAGCTGAGAAGGAGCCGCCGTGGTTCCTGACCGGGGCAATGTCTGCTCTGTCGTACATGAAGGCATACCCTATGTACAACCTGATTATTTCTGGTGACTACCATGTCCCCCATGTGACCAAGTACAAAGGCAGGCTACTGGTAAACTGTGGGCCACTCTACCGGAAGGAAAAGACACAAATAGATTTTAAGCCGGTAGTCCATTTGATAAACACAGCGGACAACAGCTGCACCACAATCCCCATTCCGATCTTAGCTGGGCCTGATGTGTTCGATCTGGCTAAGATAGAAAAAGCTCAGAAAATAGGACTCGCCCAGAAAGAAGGCGAAATGGACACCACTACCATAAAGAAACTTATCATGGGGGACGACAAAGCCCCGGCTGAGTTTCCTGACGTAGTACAAATGGTTTGTACACAGTATGCGGAAGAAAGGACTATTGTGGTCCCCGTAGGAAGATTAAATAGCATTATACAAAGGGCTAATGAGCAATAATGGAATACAAGAACTATGCGACTGATCTAGATCAGGGAACTATTGAACAAATGGAAAGTGCCATGTCTCAGGACTTCGTGGTGCAGGGTGCACTAATGCCTGACGCTCACCGTGGGTATTCATTGCCTATTGGTGCTGTAGTAGCTACCGATGGAGTGGTAGTCCCGGCGTGGGTCGGGTACGATATCGGCTGTGGTATGCTGGCTATTCCAACGTCCTTCAAGAAGGAAGACGTAACCGCCCATGCTGGAACTATTTTTAAGCAAATCTATGAGCAGATACCAGTCGGGTTTTCCCACAATAAGTTGGAATCAGAATGGCTGGAAGAACCAGACCTGCCAAGGTCAGACAAGACTGCGGAAATATTTGCAGTGAACGGGTTACGCCAGCTTGGTAGTCTCGGGGGAGGCAATCATTTCCTTGAGATTGGCTACGACCTCAGTGACTTCGTGTGGATTATAATTCACTCAGGGAGCCGTGGTATAGGACATGCGATAGCCACTCATTATATGAAGTTGGCGTCAGGCGGACTCAAGGCCCGTGAGGGGCACTTTGGGTTTAAGGCTAGTAGTCCAGAAGGACTGGACTACATAAAGGACATGGAGTTTTGCCTGCAGTTTGCGTTAAAGAACCGCATAACTATGGCTCAGCGAATAGTGCGCTTAGTAAGCTCTATCATACCAGGGGATGCTCAATGGAATGCACTTATTAACCGCAATCACAACCACGCTGAGGAAGCTTCTGGTGTATGGATCCACAGGAAGGGGGCTACCCAGGCTGAGGCCGGTATGCCCGGGGTAATCCCCGGGAATATGCTGGACGGAAGCTTTATTGTACGTGGTCTTGGGAACCCTGATTCCCTGTATTCAAGCTCCCATGGTGCTGGTAGGGCTATGGGCCGTAAAGTTGCTAAGCTGGCTATTAATATGGAAGAGTTCACTTCTTCTATGAAGGGGATCACCGCCCGAGTAGAAGAATCCACGCTAGACGAAGCACCACCAGCCTACAAGTCTATATACGAAGTAATGTACCTGCAAAGGGATCTGGTAGAAGTCGTACAGCACGTACGTCCTATAATCAATGTGAAGGGGTAACAATGAAAGACATATTACAGAAACTAGAAGAAATTCAGGATGAAATAGCAGGGGTACAGGCAGAGCTTAGCAAGGCAGAAGGTAGGTACGAAGTTGCTATGCAATACTTACAGGACGCTGGGTTTTCCAGTATCAAGGAAGCCGAAGAAAGTATAGCTACCAGCGACGCAAAAATGCAGGCAAGGGCTGCTCGGTTAGAAAAGGACTTCAATGCGTTCATGGTACTATACCGGGAGGTTTTTGATGGTAAGTCCAGAGACTAAACTGGGTATAGTAGAAAGCAGGGCCTGGGTTACTGAGCTACTGGTAGAACTGGGCCTAGAGCAGGAGCGCAAGAAAGAAGCGCTGCGTAGAACTGCGGAACTACAAGTAGAAGTAGACGAACTCCGTTGTGTGCAAGACATACTGCAGGTAGCTTCCAAGTTAATGTACGAGAACTTGTCGGTAAAGCTTGGGCACATAATTACGGAAGGACTGTTGCTAGTATTCCCAGAAAGTGAGTTAGAATTCTGTGTAAGTTTTGTGGAGCGTAGGAATCAAATAGAGTGTGACCTATACCTGCAGGATGCAGAAGGAACTAAATACGATGTTATTAATAGCGTAGGTGGGGGAATAACAGATTTTGTTTCGATTCTATTAAGAATAGTGTTTATTGCTTTGTCACAAAATGTTAATGTGATATTCGCGGATGAACCAGGGAAGTTCATAAGTAGAGATAAAATACATGACGCTACGATGTTTTTGGCAAAAGTGTGCGATGACCTTGATTTCTCATTAGTGGTAGTCACGCATATTGTGGAAATGGTAGAAGCTGCCAAGGCGGTATATCAGGTACGGCGTACTTCTGGAATATCAACAACACGTAAACTTAGGTAGGTGAACCAATGGTACAATCAACAAGTCAACAGCCAGTGGGGAAGTTGCAGACGGCATACGCTGCCACCCCCAGAATGGATTTAGGTGGTGCAGCTCCGTCAGGATCGTTCACCCTCAGAGATACCTTTGCAATGCACGCAATGCGGGGGTTGATAGATCCAGCTAAGCAGTACCAAGCAGTAGGATTATTAGCAGAAGTGGCTTACAGCATAGCAGATGCTATGCTGTTGGAAAGATCAAAAACTATGGGGTACAAAAAGAAAAAGGGGTAACATGGCAGAAGTAACACCAAAACCTAGAAAGAAAGCAGTCAAGGCTACGGAACCAACTAAGACGGCCGTTAAGGTTCCAGCAAGAACCCCTGCGCAGAAGAAGGCAGACATGGCGGCTATAGCTGCGGTGGCCCGTAAGTACATAGGAAACTTACCAGTTACTTCAGTACCTGAGTACATAAAGTACTTCAGCGACAAGGGTGCCGGTGACAACTACTTCGTACTTGGTGTGAAAGGCGCTATTCTTCCAATATTGTTTAAGATCAGGGATAGGGTAGAACTTACACCAACTGAAGAAGTGATGCTGGGTTGCTGCTTCGCAATAGTAAAACTTGCTAGTTACGCAGACACTGACAAATAACACTTGACACATATAACATTTTGTGTTATATATAACAGAATAAATCATGGCACCATACAGAAAGAAACGCAAATTCGTTTGCCCGGTATGTGGTAAGGATTTCCACAAAGATAGTCCACTCAAGAAGCACATGCAAGATGCCCATAATAGCACCAAAGAGGCAATCCAAAAAGCAGTGTTAGCGAGTGCTTAGGAACACGCGGTAGAGCCATTGGATGGCCGCACAGCTGCTCTGCAGAAGCGCTGGTTCGGGAGTAATTACCCCGGTAAAGGACCCCAAAGGTCCTAATAACCCAGTGTCGGTTCGACTCCGACCTACCGTGTTTTAATATTACCCAGCAATGGAGGACCGATTGGACACGGAAGAAATACGTTCTAAGTATGCTCCTCAGGTAGCAGAATTTTCAAGAGTAACCGAAGCCTACTTCGGAACAGCAGTGGAAGTAGAAAAGTACGTAGGGAACTACCTGTGCATACAAGGAAAAGCTATTCGTGTCCATTACCGGACGTTGGTGTACCTTACAGAGTTTTACCAATGGCGTATAGACAAAGGAATAACTTCTGAGGTAGAAATAGGGGCTGATGACTTCGAATTCCTTAACCATAGGGTAAGTAACGGAACGTCAAATGTGGAGGCTGCTGCAACCATTATAGGTGTGAGTGACGCGGCTTTACGGTACAACTACAAAGAATGTAACGATGTTTATCAAGCCTACTGTGGTGTCCTCAACGGCAGGAAAGGTAAAGCCGAAGAATTCACCTGGGACGGGTACACCGGAAGCGCCGTAGAATGGGCTAAGCGTATAAACGTACAAGCCACTACGTTTAGAAATAGACTGTACGCTCACGGGGTGTGTTACCTAGTATTCCTATCACGTGATGAGTACGCTGCCGTTCCGTCCCATGAAAAAAGGAAGTACGTATGCAACAAGATACGAAAAACGTACACCACTAAATCTAGTGTGCAGGTAGCCTCAGTCCCAGTAAAAAAACCTCAGAAAAAACCAGCGGTAAAAAGAACTACGCAGGAAACAATCAGCGATTACAATGGTATAGTGCGTTTAGTAGCATTCTTAATAGCTGACTCTAAGTTGAATATGCAATCCAGTACGGAACCTTATTTTACTGATTCAAAGAAGTTCTTGATGAATAAAAATGGTTTATTAGAATACTATCTGGACTGCATAACAGACATAGATGTAGATGCATGCCTAGCAGAGTTGTATGCATATGCCACTGTGGGGTATACGAAAACTACTGTAAGGGAAAGAAGGATCAGCGCTCAGGGGGTGCAACATTCTAAATAGAAATGCAAACTTGATAAATGGGGGGTCTGCCGATGATAAAGACTGTAAAGACTGAGCTAGTAGTTGAACGGTACATGGTGGGGAAATGGTTTGATAGCTACCAAGTGTTGTGGAAGGTATACACTGTGTTCGGTGTGACAGTGTATAGGAAGGAACTGGATCGTGAGATTATACCAGGCTGGGCTACAGCTCAGGTGGCATTTCTCGGTTGTACTGAATGGAAATCAAGATTACTTAGGCGCTTAGGAGAGTAAATGAACAATTACGACAGGGAACAACAAACGAGTTTACTATATCACAGCTTGCAGCAGCTCAAAGCTTTAGCTACTGATGGTAAAGTAGTAGTAAACAATGGCGGTAAAGTGCGGACATTCCTGGTACTGGAAGAAAAAGAAAACAAAATGGTATTGCAAAGCGACAAAGGTACAGTGCATAGAGTAGTGCATAGGGTAAATCCAAATTGGAGCCCTATGACCAGACGCCACAAGACTGCAGAAATCTAGTAGTCTAAAAGTCAGCTGATTAACTCAAAGGAGAATTTATGGGCAGAGTTGGGTATAGGCCCTGCGTTAAGGGGGTGTAATGAGTTTAGCAACAAAACAGCAGACAGCACTGCTGGCTGTAATTGGTGGGTGCCTACTACGTATGCGGGATGATAATCTATTCTCAGTAGTAAAAATGAAAGATCTAGTAGCGTCTACCTACAAACAGACGCTACTCACTATGCACGATTGGCCGGAAGACGACTCAGCTGAAAAAACTATACTTTGGGTGAACTCTAGGATTGATGCATGGGGTATATTCTTGGAAAAGGTTTGCCTTGATATAAAACTCACAGTGTTCACTTGCATATGTGAACGGTGTCTTACAGATATGCAGAGCCAACTGAACAACAAATTCAAGCTGCGCATGCTCAGTACACTTGAGGAGCCACTTGGGGCAATGCACAGCTTTATGGATCCTGAAGGGTTGAATTTTCCAGCATACGAAAAGGCCAATGAGCTCATGGACGAGCTCTACCGGCTAATAGAATGGAGGTGGGTGAAGTGAGTAGCAAAGAACCAAATATCCTGGAACTTATACTTGAGCAGAACCCTGACCTACATTTTTGGAAAGCTGACGGGTTTGACGACGCTGTAATTGGAGTAGACTTAGGGACTAGCAGGCTAGTGTACTCTGTAAGCGCATGCTTACTGATACTAGCTAAGACTATGACGAATGAGGAAGCTGTAGAGTACTTTGATTACAATGTTGGTGGTGCATATGTTGGAGATAAAACTCCAATATGGTGTTACGACGTATTTTAAATTAAAAGGAATGTATGAGAGTAATAGCAATAAATGGCATAGCACAGGCCGGGAAAGACACCTTTGTGAATTTTGTCAAAGAGCACGCAGGCAGGGAAGCACGAACTGTCAGGTGTATTTCTACCATAGATCCAATTAAAGTGTTCTATGCGCAGTTAGGGTGGGACGGTACAAAGACCTCAGAGCACCGTAAAAATCTGAATGTACTAAAGCAGATCTGGATAGCAGCAAGCAACGGCCCACTGAACTGGGCTGAATCTGAAATAAAGAAAGCTAAAGTGCATGACATAGCTGTTCTTTTTGTTATGGTACGTGAATTCCCGGAAATGCTAGCTATAGCCGCACTCGGTAAGAGCCTAGTAGGTCATGGTGAAACTCTACAAGTGATGCGGGACTGTCTACCAATCCCACCAGTGGAACAGGAGTTCCTAGATAGCCACCCACAGGACTACCACTACGATTGGGGTATTGATAACAAGACAACTACTGACTTAGCGTTTCCAGAGCTAAGTAAGAAGGCGAAGTCATTCTGGGATTTAGTGAAAGGGGAGCAGTATGTTTCTAAAGGTAACTAGAATAAACGAAAGGTACCATGCCCAGCTACTATTTGGGGAGACCAAGATAGATCCAGGATCAGTGGTAGATGAAATGGCCTGTGAACTAAAAGCAGACGTAGGTTACATATGCCGTGAGATGCTTCGTTGGGCAGACAAAATGGGCATGAGTTCAGCATGGACAGAAGCCGCTAGAAAACGGCAGGAAGAAAAGCCAAAAGGCAAAGTATGGTACAAACAATCTTTAACCGGAGCAAGTAATGTCTGACAATAACCCATATGGAATAGAAGTAGAAGATTGTAAACGCCACAAAATAATTATAGGTAAAGAGCGCGGGTACCTGACAGTAGGTTCTACATTCGTATCAGTAACTCTGCCTGATGAGAACAAACAGGAAGTACAAAAGGCCAGGGAAGCAGCAGATGTAATCTGCAATAAACTAACAGAAATCATGGGCGGTAGCCATAGTTAACGGGAGTAGAACTTGAGAGTACTAGCCAGTATACGAGAAATAAAGGATCTGCAGAACATTGATGGGGCTGACTTCATAGAGTTAGCTATCATTGATGGGTGGCAGGCAGTAGTAAAGAAGGGCGAGTTCAAGGTAGGGGATACCTGTGTATACATTGAGATTGACGCGATTCTTCCACCGGTAGAGCCGTTTAAGTTCATGGAAGCCCGGAAGTATAGAGTACGTACTATCAAGCTCCGTGGTTGCCTGTCTCAAGGAGTAGCACTTCCATTGAGTTACTTCGCGCACATTCCTGGAATGAAACAGCGCGTAGGTGACGACGTAACTGCATTACTGGGGATTACCAAGTATGATCCTCAGGATCATGGGGACATTAAAGTAACCCCTAAACATAACTCCTTCGTTAAGCTGCTGCTGCGGTACCGTGTAGGCAGGTGGGTGTATCACAAAGTACTCCCTAGACCCAATGGGGCATGGCCTGAGTACATTCCTAAGACCGATGAAGATAGAATTCAGAATATCAGAGATCTTGACGTTAAGTTGAAAGGCCATGCACTGTATGCCACTGAGAAACTAGACGGGCAGTCGTTCACTGCCTTTTATAAAGGTAGAACATTTCTGCACTTCTTTATTAAAGGCGTGTACGGGGTGTGTTCAAGGAACGTATGGTTTAAAAGCCACCAACGGACTAACAACACTTGGTGCAACTTAGCCAGGACTCTGCACCTAGAAGAAATACTGAAGGGGCATTACGCTACGCACAAGGTGTGCATAGCTATTCAGGGGGAAGTAATAGGCAGCTCCATACAGGGGAACAAGTACGGGGTTAAAGAAAACAGTCTGCATGTTTACAATGTGTACAACATAGACAAGGGCCGGTACTTCACCTTAACAGAAAAGCTAAGGTTCATAGCTGAGAACGGACTCACGCATGTGCCTATGGTCGAGCTAACTGAATGCCACAATACAGTTTCTGGGTTCTTACAAGCCGCAGAAGGTAAGTCAGCTCTAAACGGGTGTGAACGTGAGGGAATTGTGGTACGCAGTGCTACAGACGACTCAGTAAGCTTCAAGGCTATATCAAACCGATTCCTACTGAAGGAAAAGTAGCATGAACAAAGGTGACTGTGAAAACATAGGGCATATTCTGTCTTCTTACTCCGCCAGTGAAGAAGTGCTCGAACAGTTCTTTCGGTTGGATCCTAGGATCAAAGAAGACTATGACGAATTCCAGTCCTGCAGCATGCGGCGGGAACGTATAGACGAAAGAATGCTAGAAATATTAAAGAACAAGTTCGGGCATAAATTCGGGCTACTTAAAGCCTGCGGAGCACTGGAGTATAAAAAAGCCAGGGAACAGGCTGAATGCGAAAACCCATAGGAACACATGAAAACTCTATCGGCTAAACAGCAGGCAGCAGCGAAATGGAATGATGGGTACTACGCAGAAGGCATGGACAGGTGCCACTGCGTAAGGCTTATGCTACACGAGCTGCTGGAAGGGCACCCAGCAATAACTAAGCTACCTAACGGGCCACAGAACCTACGGATCATTGATAGAGTATTAGGTGAGCTTTACCAGGGCATTGGGAAAATGCAACATAAAGAAACAGGTGAGTAGAATTACCTTGCAATTACAATATTTGTATGTTATATACAGCCGAACAAGTCAACGGGAGTAACTAATAACTTAACCCAAGAAGGAATCGAAATGATTAGATTTGAAGACGTCCCAGAAGAAATCACAGCCATGGTAGAAAAGATCCAAGTGAACTTGTTTCCAGATCTGGAAGCAGCTAACATTCTTGTAGCATACGATCTTAAGAAAAAGGTTGTCTCAGGCAAAATTTCTATTGCTCGGATCAAGAAAATGACGGACGAGCTGAAGTACCTGGCCGTAGCTGACTCAGGTATTTACTATGACTACCTGATCGTACTGGACAAAACAGTCTGGGAAGCTATTGCCCCCACTGATCAGGCCCGGGTAATCTTCCATGAGCTTGCTCATACTGAGGTAGACTTCAGTAAGGACAACCCGTACGGTATTCGAGATCACGAGATCCAGGGGTTCCACTGTGAGACAGAGCAAAATGCTGACGACCCTAAATGGATGGACAGAGTATCAGTAGTAGCGGAATCAGTCTGGGATCCCAAGAATGTTGAGGCCCCAGTTACTGAGGCGGACTAATGGGAATGAACCCAGCTGGTTGGGGGAATTGTACCAAGGAAGATATCAGGCTAGTAAAAAACTACCTGAGCTCAATATGTCCAGTAAACAGTGGCGCACATATTACTATGAGTGACAGTACTTTCAGAAGAATATGTGCGGTGCATGCCACTAGAAGTGTAAGCGCTACTGGAAATTGGTGTAGTCCCAAGCGGTACCCAGAAAACCCCTGCCTTGTTTGTGGCATACGTGAGGCCGTGCGAAGTGGAAAAGCATTCGACCCGCCAGCTGGGATCACACTAGCTGAATTACTAGAACCAAAATAAATACGGGGAATAAATGAAATTAATTGAACCATCAGTGGACTTCCATGGTGAATTGCAGACGGACTATAAAAACTCTGTCTTGTTCATGGAAGCTTGCGGCCGTCTTTGCTACAAGAGTGAGGACAAAATTACAGAAGTCAGTGCTGAGCCGTTTATTAAACGACTAATCAAAGCTGGGCACTTAGCTATGAGTGAACATAGCAATTTTGTGGTAAAAAGAAATGTAGCAGAAATTCCAGAAGACATCCTGGATACCACTGCCCAAATGATAGGTAAATACCTGAATCATGTCTTGATCGGGGGTGCCATGTATATAGGAGGGAACTTAACAGCATGGTACCAACGGTATTACGCTATCCCAGGACTCAGGATGAGCTTCACCGCGCCATTTTGCGAAGTATTCGGGGAACTGTTCGGCCTTAATAGCTTAGGTGCACTACCTACCGGGTGGGAAGTATGCCCCCATGAAGAAACCCCTAAAGAACTCCGAAGGTACTCAGGTACTTTCGTGGTTGACAGAGGGGTAAGCCACGAGCTAGTACGCCACAGGCCATGCAGCTTTGCGCAGGAATCTACTAGGTACGTAGACTACATGGGGCGTGACATGGCATTTGTGAAGCCATTTGGGTTCGACACATGGACAGAAGCAAATCAGAAAGGATTCATAGCGGCGTGTACCTACTCCCAGCGTATATACAAAATGCTCAGAAAGAATGGTCTTCTACCACAACAGGCCCGGGCAGTTCTTCCCAACGCATTGAAGACAGAAATAGTTGTAACAGCAGACGCAAAAGAATGGCAGCATATTAAGGCGCTAAGGACAGCTCCAGCGGCCCACCCAGACATGGTAGCAGTAATGGGCATGGTACCGTGGGATAAAATAGAAGCTTAGTACAGACAACAGGAATAATTATGGCCTTCCAATTGATACTTGACGCAGTAGTTCTTTTCTTAGTCGTATGGATGTATTTCAAATTCATATTACCGCTATTGTACAAGAAGCCTAGAAAGACTGATGAAGGATCTGCACCTAGTGTAGTCAAGAAGAAACGTGATCTAGCTGAGGCTGTGGTAAAGTTACGTAGCCAACAGCGGGAAGTTCTACTGACTAGGGAACTCAAGGAAGTCCTGGTGAAGAAACAAGAAGTACAAACCGAACTGAAAAAAGAAGATGATGATTTATCAAAAATTACCTAGGGGGTAAAATGCTGGTTAGGAATCGTTTCGGGGATATTGACTGGGAAGCAACAGTCGAGGTTATTATTAAAAAGGCGGCAGGGGTAATCCTGCTAATTATTAAAAATGGGACAGGGGCAGTAAGCATGAAAAAGACTTTAACACTGGCGGCATTCGTTGCCTGTTTGTTATTCCTAGTGGTATCAGCTGGGAGCCTCATTGAGACAGTACCAGCGGGTTCGTACCAAGTAAAACAGGCTGCGTGGACTGGAAAAATGTCAGCAAAAATGACACCAGGAATGTGGATGCAGAACTTCGGTGATATGTTCACGTTCCCCAGAAGTGAGACATTCTTCTTCACCAGCGACACGAAAGAAGGGAAGGCAGTAGACCAGTCCATTGAAGTAACATTTGCTGACGGATCCATTTGTCACATTTCTGGTACAGCACGTATCATGATGCCAATCACCGAAGCTGAGGCCCTGCACTTAACGGCTGACCTTGGTTTCCGTGACTACGCTTCCATTGAACAGAAGTTGATCCTTCCGACTGTACGTAGGGCTCTAGTTCTTACTGCGAACATGATGACTGCACAGGAGTCGTACAACGTCAAACGGCCGGACTTCTTGAAGTGGGCAGCTGGGCAGATTGAACATGGTATTGCAGCTACCGACGAAGTAGAAAAAGAAGTGAAAGATATGGTAACCGGCGAAGTTGTTACCAAGAAAGTGAAAGTGATCCGGGTAGGTAAAGACGGTCAGACAGTGTATGAGAGTAACCCACTGGACGGCACTGGTATCAAATTGCAGAACTTTGAAGTAAAGGAGTTCGTCTACTCCCCAGAAGTCAAGAAGCAGATCGCCAAACAGCAGGAAGCTATCATGGGTGTTGCTACTGCTAAAGCTGATGCATTGAAAGCTGAGCAAGCCGCCATCACTGCTGAGAAGAACGGGCAGGCTGATGTTATGACTGCCAAGTACAAGAAGGAAACTGAGAAGGTCCAGGCTGTCGTAAACGCTGAGCAGGAAAAAGAAGTAATGCTGATCGCTGCTAAACGTGATAAAGACAAAGCTGAGTTCGCTAAGCAAGCTGCTGAGTTCACTAAACAGGAACAGATTCTTTTGGGCCAAGGTGAAGCGGAGCGTAAGCGCCTGGTAATGGAAGCTGACGGTGCTCTTTCAGTCAAGCTTGAGGCATTTAAGTACGGAATTGATGCAGTGTCTAAGGCGTGGTCTGTACGGCCGGTGCCAGCTTACTACGTTGATGGTGGTGACGGTAAGGGCGGCATGTCTGACTCAGCTAATATGCAGTTCATGAATATGCTTAATACTCAAGTAGCAAAGAACATTGGACTTGACCTTCATACAGCTACAGGACCTGTAAAGAAGTAGTAGGAGCAGCGGTGCAATTAGAACTGAGTAAAAATTATATAGTGGTGGCGCAGACGGTGACGCCCCTATTGTAGATCAGTAGGAGTTGCTGAGGTTCGATTCCTCAGGGTATGGATTAAAACCCATGCGGTTGGGAACAAAGGAAGGTTCGAACCCTTCCCACTATATTTTAACCAAGAGGAAACAGCATGAAACGCATATTCAGTATAGACCTTGACGGGTGTTCTGACGCTTGTCCATCATTTCGCTCTGATGATGGTGGTGGCTTTTGTGAACCTCAAGATTTTTGCAAGGCAGCTCACAAAAAGATTGAACCCAGGAAACACATAGACGGTTTTCCAGAATGGTGCCCACTATATTACAAGATGTAGATTAGGCGTGCTAAGCTTGTTCTTAGACTAAGTGCCTACTCCTACAGGCCCTGGCTGCTTCACAGTAGCCAGGGCTTCTTTATTTAGCTATTCCATAACTCTATTTCAGCGTTACGTCTGTTTACCAATCCTTGGACAACTCTACCGCCATCACGCACCCACCGCTTTAATTGCTCAGGAACGGCACTGTAGTCCCCAGCATTGAGTTTCTTTAGCAAGGTGCTACTAGCGAACGCCGCAGTCCCAACATTGAATGCAAAGCTAACCAGAGCGTTGTACTGATGTTGTGTCAGTGTAACTGTTACAGTCCCATTCACGCATTCTTCTGCCTTTCTGGTGTCTTGCCCACACAAGTCAACTATTTGTGTAGCGGTCAGCCCGTCTTTATATTTCACCGGTACACCATTGATAATCATTTTACCGGAATGGCGCTCACTGGTTGTAAGCGCATGGCCTATACCTATAGTCAGAACTCCGTCACCGTCCTTGTACACTGTCGGCCGGTTGCCCTCACCCTTGCTTATGAACTTGAAATAATCAGCATCTACTTTCATGGTTGCTCCTGTTAGTTTCTAAGGGCTAAGTAATCTTCTGTAGTCAGTAAGTTATCAAGCTTAGGTGTGTACACTTTACCAGCATCTAACTGGATTGAGTTGGACGTAGCAGATATTATAGTATTCCCACTCTTTTTATACAACCTTGCACTATCAGTAAATCTGAGTGGAGTTGTCTTTACGTTGTCCAAGAACAGGTTAACTACATCATCGTTGATCCGGTAGTTGCTTACGTCTTCTGCCGTTATGCCTTGGAAGAAATATTTAATACCACTAGATGTAGTAGTGTTATATGTCCACCAAGCCATTAGGCGCTGCTTAGTCGTGACATTATCTATATCATCAATGTTTACTTCTATGTTCGGATAGTCAGCTATAAACTCTGTAACGGTAGAACCGTCAATACCAATGGCAGCATACACTGAACAGTCTTCCTGGGCGTCTATAAAGTACAATCCAGCTGTAGTCAGTACGCCGGTAGTGAACAGTTCCTTCTTAGCTGTCAGGCCGTTGCAGTAGGTAGCGAACAGCATAACGACATTACCAGAAGCAAGATTTGCTGTTGGTATATCAGCAATAAGAACATACCCCAACCCACCAGATACTACCGAGTTATCTACCTCTAAGCCTAATGTGTCATTTATCAAGTAAACTCTGGTACCATCAATCAAGTTAGGAGCTGTTATCTTAACATGGGTATGTGTTACATCAGCAAGAACACCTTCAATTGTGGCACCGTTATCGAAGCTATATATCCCGGTACCTGTAAGCTGAATTTGTTTCCCAGTGGCGTCAAGCAGAACACCATCAATAATTATATTCCAGTCGGTGGCAAGGGTAAACACTGTTCCATTGGTGGTTGTGATGGGTTCTTCATAGGCCATGTTAGCTGACTGACTTGCCCACCACTGGGAGTAGTCATACACCTTTTGAAGGGTATGCGCAGTTGATACAGTGATGGTCTTTGTGGAACCGTTAATTGTTATGCCTGTGTATGCCCCTGCTGTTGCTTCGTTGGCTACTACGAAAGCGTTTACGTTAACTAAATATGAGGCTTTGAGTGCTTCTGTAACTGTTAATGATACTTCTAAGAATTGATAACCATATTTTCTAATTACTAAATTAAATGGGTTGTAGTTATCGTTTAACACTGACTCTGTTGCTCCAGTAAGACCAATTGGACTAACTGACTTTGTTCTTATGTATGGAATTACGATATATTTAGAGCTACTAGCAATAGCAACATTTTGAGTAAATGCGAACGGTAGATTAGTGGCAGTATTCCATTTTTTAATAATTGTCCTTTGCCCTGCTCCAGCTCCACTTGTAATCAAGACTTCTTTATAAAAGAATTGATCTGTTGTCCACGCCTTACTTGTATCTGCAAGATTTGTTGTAGAGCCACTTGTCGCTGTTCCTTTTTCTACTGCAACATAACCGTCATCATTGGATGATAAAGAAAATTCTGTATTCCCGTCTTGTCTTTTTAAAAGAGCTTGAGCATTGGGAATTGGACTACCAAGTGTGTCTTCGAGTTTTAATACTGCTGAAAATGTTTTCCATAATTTATGCTTCGTCGTTGGTGCTGCTGCCTTTGCGGTTTCATGTATCCAGTAGGCTAGTTTATTATCTGCAAAATTTCCCCAATTGCAATCAACTCCATCGAACTCAAATCCAGCAACAATACTGGTGGAATAGTAAGGATTAAAAGGATAGCCGGTGCAAGCCGAAAAATCACATTGATGCATAAATTGCTTAAAACAGTTAGAATTTGGTCTTACACAATATACTCCTCCTTGAATACTGACATTCTTAATAATTGCTCCTGGTGTTTCAATGTGATTAGCAGAAATTCCACCAACACCAATAATATTTGCATAAACATTTTGAGAGTCATTAAAATTAAACTGTCTAAAGTTTTCAGTTAACATTCCCAATACTTTATTATTTGCACCTTGACCAATACCACCCCAATATCCGTTAATACCTATCGAGTGATTAAGGTCAACTATTTTGATTGTTAATCCAAAAATATTACTTCCTTCCGACCCAAAATAATAGTTTCCACTAGGATAATTTACATTAGAAGCTAGAAAGATAATTGTCGTTCCATATCTTACAAATTGTTCTGAATAATTTTCTCCAATATTCCAAACACAACTAGTTCCACCAAAATAGAAAAAATTAGTATTAAATTGTATTAACTCTTTTAATGAAGTGAAATAAGAATTTTTCATATCCAAATTACAATTCAAAATGTATGTATTGCCACTACCAGAAACAACTCTCCAACCACCAGCATCGTTTGCAGATTTAATTTGTGCCATTGTTAATGGAGCACCAACTAAAAAGTCAGAGCAAGTGATTGTGTATCCTCTAACCTTATTTGCATCGGCAATATTTGCGAGATGCCCACCCTCAGAAATTGAAGTAATAGCTGTTATTATATATCTAATTGCAAAACCATAAAGTAATCGAGAGGCAAGTGGACCAACGCTAGTGAAGTGAAAATTATCCCAATCTTCTGGCATATCAAATGCTATTGTCTGAACGCCTGTAACCGTAAAACCGTTACTAGTGTCAATAACACCAGGTAATACTGACCAGTTTGGCAAATTATTCGTTCCTCCAACTGTGTATTCCCATACTCCAGTAATGCCAACTCCAACAAGAGCTACATCAATATTTAATTGTAATTGATTAAATTTTCCTGAAGTATTCTGGTCGGCAGAAAAAATAACAGCATCTCCAACAGCAACTCCACTGTCTGGGAATAAGTCTACATTCCAGTTATTTGTCCTAATGATATATTTCAGGGTATCCGTTGTACCAGAAGCGTCAAAATACGAGAGACCTTTGATATTTTGATATGTATTATTAAATGTAATTGTTGCCATGATTAGTACCCGTATGTATGCGTGACCCTATTGATCCAAGCAGTAGCGTAATCGCCAGTACCGTCAGCAACAGTCCACACACCTGTTGAGGTATCCTTACGTTTGATTTTCCAGTCGGATCCAAGTGAGAATCCGTAGTATGTGTGTGTAACAGAAGACTCTTTTTGAATGAAGTTATACGCTTCTGGTGGGGAAACACCAGCCGACCATACGGCTGCTCCTATTGTGGAGTCAACACATGTGAAAGCTTTGTCCAGCGCTGTATCAACCCAAATGCTTCCTACTGAGTACCCAGCACTTGAATCATCAGTGGCACTGGGGGATAGTATAGCTGATAGATTATTTTTGAGCAAGCCCCGTACGGCTGATGCGTGTATAGTCTTCTGTGCCATGGAGTTCCTTTATGGTTCTATTGTTCTTGCCAGTACCAATTTTACCAGATACTTATTTAAACACAACCCGTAGGGGTTTTCCAAACGCAGCCCCTACTGACCAATCGTATGTCATTCGCAAACGCTGCTTTGAACTCTTACCAATGAATCCGAGCACTTCTGTATCTGAAGTTGTTATTATGTTTTCATCCAATGCGAGCCCGGATAAGTTTACTACAGCAGTGTCACTCACTATGTGTAGCGTTGCACCCTCCCTTACGTCGTAACCTGTGGGTGCGTAATTTATGGATATTTCCTTGGTGTTTCCTTGGGATGAAATGGCACCAGCATCCGGTGGCATGAAAAGCACTGCGTTGCCGTTCAAATCCACCCAAGGGGTGGACTGTCCGTACAGATCCGCGATGTACACACCGGCACCCTTCGCGGGGGATCCGGGGGCCAAACTGAAATCACCTCCGTATGGGTTTGAAAATCCTGCACCTCCCGTGAAAGAAGGGTTACTGCCGGTCGTCAAAGCGGTGTAGACCTCGTCCCCCGCCGTCTTGGTGTATCCTTTTCCGAAGATGTTATTGGAGAACAACATGTCGTACACTCCCGCACCGGTTTTGACGGTGAACGTCACGTGTTCATTGAAAATGTTATTCTTCAACACGTGTTTATACTTACAAAGCGTGACTGCGGTCGCGTTCGGAAACGTGTTATTGTGGGCGTACAATGCGTAAGCTGCGTTATAAGACGTGATCGTGAGGCTGACCATCGGTGCAACCACGACGCAACCCCGCACCGTCAAAGTTCTGGCGTATATACCCCCGCTCTCGGTGGGAAAAGCACCCAATACGCAATTCGAGTACAGTGTGGCGGTCGACGTCACGAGAGGAAGAATCAACCCCTTTGTGTTCTTGATGACGGCGGAGGCGGGATGCGTGGAGGTGAAAAACCTTTGCACGACACCCACACCGCCGTCCACATTGTCCCCCGGAAGAATTGCGCTGAACATGTTGCGTTGAATCGCCAGCGGGAAGTAATCTTCCAGGACGGTGTCCATCAAGTTGATGCTGGAGAGAATAACATTCTCAAACATCTCGTCGAAAACCAAAACCACCGACATGGGACCGGCGGTGACGTCACCTCCTAGGTTTTCCAGTGTGTCGCCCCGCATGTTCAGCACAATCACGTCGTTCGTGGCCTTGTTGAGCAAGAGATCGGGAGATTTCTGCAGGTCCGAAGTGGTGTAGAAACCACCACCCGACGGCGTCAGCTCCAGAACTTCCCCGAAGAAAGCACTCTTCGTTCCCAAGTCGAGGCCGACTCCGGTGGCGCGGAGATGCCAACTGGCGAACGTGGCGGTGGAACGACTGTTAGCGGTGGAGGCGTCCGAGGTGTAAAGATTGTAAGGTTGATCCGTCGCTTTGACGTACACATTGTCGCCTGTGATGATGGACGTGGCGGCGATGGAAACGTCGTTGAAGGCGGTGGCCCACGACAGTCCGTCCTGTATGGGGTGACTGATGGAGTTGTCCACAAACAGGTTGGTGGGAGCTCTCACCAAATCTATCACCAGATATCTTTCTATGACGGAGAAGGGCTCCAATGCGGAGTAATTACCCGCCGCATCTTCGGCGTAGAAAGCTATGTAATAGGTGGCGTCCAGCACCGGCACAATCCAGGAAATCTCAGATGCGCCGTCCGGGAAGATCACCGTGTGCGGGGCGGAGGCCGGTGTGGACGGTGTGCCCGTGTGCGTCGTCGTCGGCGGAGAGGTGAAAACCCCAGCCACCACTCGCCTGAATCTGGATTGTTTAAAAGGTAAGCAGCTGAGCTTCACGACCTTTTTGCCCAGCGTATAGTCTTGCCCGACGACGGCCTGACCGTTTGTGGGTGAATACAACGGCAATGTCTGTTTGTCGGTCAATGCTTTAGCGGCTTCGAAGTTGATCACACCGTACCCGAAACCCGACTCACCGCACCACGTGTGGTCGCAACTCAGAGGTTGTTCGCAGGTAGCACGCAGAGCGGCGCAGGCGTCGAAATAATTCCACCCAACCTTATGCATCAGCTCGAATAGCATACCGGAAACACAACCCGTGGCCGCACTAAGACTACCAACTGGCCACTGCTCAATATCCAGGCAATAAGCTGCCTCATTCGAAACAGAGTCGATAATATGCCAGTTTGATCTAGTAAGTCTGGAGGTAGTACTGATGAAAGACGGCCCTCTTGTGGTGTCCGTGGTTGGTGCGGTAATTGCGTAGTTAATCGCCGGGCCTGTGCCATTCAGCCACAACGAGTAAGCTACCGGGTTTGAAACATAGCTAAATCCGGTGTAGGATACCGATTTGAGTGCGTACTCAGGGGGTGTGTACGGGTAAGCTCCGTCGCTACTGTAGTACACAAAACTGGGTACAATTTGAGTGCCCTTGTCCCCAGCCACGTAAACAAGAACATCAGTGGCTCTTGATGGACACGCAAGCAACGCAGCGTCTCTACACCCCACCCCATGTGCATGACTGCTGTATTCCTGTATTACTAATTTCATAATTTTATAGTAGTCTTAATCTTGCCAATAGCGGCCGTGTGTGGCACCAAATAATTAAAGTGGCCTCAATAATAGAAGCACAAGTACATAAATGAAGAACACGAGTTTTTACCAAGGATCAACCGCTCAAACTCGTAGAATGTCACTACCTGAACCTCTGGGCAGGCTACGGTAGTTAAGTGCTCAGCGTTGATGTTGATGTCTAGCCAACTTCCAGGGTACGTTACTTCTGGCACGTAGGCATGTTTCCTGTGCAAGTCCATAGTAACAAGATTCTGTCCAGCTTGCGGGGTCACTGTTACCAGAACTGTTTTGTACCCCAATGAGCATACAGGCCCACCACAAGCAGCGTAGTCGAATGCATGAGAAGCCTGAACTCCTGACGCCACATCCTCACTGGTGCCATCGCCCCAATCAACATGGTAATCCCCGGTAAACATAAGACAACAGTAATTATCGTTAGTCTCAAAAACTCCATACACCCCTTGAAACTTTTGGTCAGTTTCCAATATAGCTGGCATAGTAATCCAGTCAGCTGGCCTAACCCACCCAGCAGTTGGATGAGAACCACTAACGCTTCTACTACTAAGGTGAACGCCTTTGAGAGTTCTTACGCTCATGCTGTTATCTCTGCTCCGAACAGATTGAAACTTACGTCAGAAGTCCCTGCGTACACTGATACGGCGTCAGTTGCTTCTAATGAGATTCCTAAAGTTAGGAAGGTGCTGTCATACTGGTTCAGAGCGGCATCATATACCACGTACTGTTTCGGATCAATACTGGCACCAGCCTTACGGATTGCCACTCTGTAGGTAGTAGAAACCCCCATGTTACAAACTGCCAATGTGCTACACACCGCTTGTGTAGAAGCTGGAACCTCATACAAGGTGGTCAGGGTAGCCAGCACTGGATTGACCTGTCCCAGAACTTTATAATTGTTAGCCATGCTATGCCCCCATCAAAAGGAAACTAGAAAGCGGCTCAGATACCGCTGAGGAAGCTGGGGCCGCTGTATTGAATTCGTACACTTCTATCAGCTCGTCATTTCTTGGAATAAACCCAAGCGCAAGAACGGTAGTACCCTCAGGCTGTGTATAATCGTCCTGTAGCACTCCGTCTATGAACACCAGCACTTTTATACTGGCAGCAGTCAATGCATACGTGGCGGTACCATTACCTAAGCTTGAGAGCCTAAGAACGAACCCGTTCTCAAGTAGAGTTCCACCAGAACCTATAGCTGCTTTCTCAGCATCAGTAACAAACCGCTTGTCTGTAGAATCAGACATAGAGGCTGTAGATATGGTGTCTTCTGCCTGTAACTCTTCTAAAAGTTCAGAACCAGTTCCAGTAACAAGGGGTTTTCTGATTGCCATGTTACGCCACCTTTATAGTAGCATCCCCTGCTTCAAATGTCATGTTGGTAGCAGAAGAAGCAACCCCTACGATCTGTTGGACATTACCAGAAGCTACCGGCCGTGTAGATGTACTCTTTCCTGGAGTAGTAGAAAGCCACTGCCGTCCTGGAGTTAAGCCAGTACAATGGCTGTTTGTTCCATCCATATAAATGGTAGCAGATACAGCAGAACCATAAGCTGCCATAACAAAACCGTTAGCTTCTTTTCCAGTAGTAGTGGCGTCTGCTTTACGGGCGTTCAGAACACCAACATTATTCCACAAATTAACAAGGTCGCCGTCAGCAAGAGCCTCGGACGTCGTCACAACCTGGGTGTCCGCCCCAATTCCAGTAGGCATAAGTGTTGAATCCAGTTTACCAGCGTCGTCAAGGGATACGATATCACCTGCGTTGCCTACCCCGGCTGAGGTCTGTACACCGGCTACTTCGTCAAACAACTCGTTTCCTGTTCCTGTTCGTAAAAACTTTTTTGCTGCCATGATTAAATTCTCCTGTATAACTGTTGGAAGTCTAAAGAAAGGGATGTAGCAGATATTGCTCTTCCCACCAAAACTACGGTGCCTACTTCTGGCTTGGTTTGCGTAATTAATCCATTAGATCCCAGGTACACAGGGCCAATAGAAAAGCTCCAGGAAGGCTCGGTAACTACCCCAGAAATGTAAAAGGTACCTTGTGTGCCTGACTCCACCGCCCCTGTAGTGAACGCCAACTGCCCGGCGTAGGCTGTCTGGTTGTCGGCATAAGAAGCCAAACCATCGTATATCTGGACTACCCTGTGCCCACCAAGAGTCTCAGCTGCCGGACCTTCCAGGTACTCCCTGTATAGCCCGGTAGGGCCTACAGCCCCATCTACTCCAGCAGGGCCAACAGGCCCGGGTACTCCGACAGTTACAATGGAAACTTCCTTTACCTCTTCAGTTACAGTGATATTCTGTACCGGTTGGTCAGTAGGTGCTACCGTAATGGTAGTGGCTATTGGAGTCCCATTTATGATCTGGATAGTATTAGACATTATTTTACCAACTCCCTTTTAAGGGTAGCTGTTCCCTGCAGCATTCTTGAGATCTTACCTGCTACTGTTATCTCTATTGCGTGTATGTACTTAAGGGTAGCTGTAGTGGTCTTGTAGGCTGAGGTAACAGCATTCGGAAAATACAGAGTAAAACTATTTGGGGCTGTTATGACTATACGGCCGTTACCCAAAGACAATGAATCTATAACTTTGGCGTAGTCAGCTGACCGTAAATCCATTTTCAGGTCTGCACCGATCATGGTATCAGCTACACCCTCTGTCTCATACTTTATGGGTATTTCTAAGTCCTGCCCCTGTACAATATCAAAGTCAAGGATTGGTACATTAATAAGCAATGCTGCTGAGGTTGCCATAGTGTGTCCTTATTCTAGCTGTTACGCAGAAAGTGAGAATATGTTCTTGATAGTCCCATACATTTTGTTGAACACGTTACCCATAGAATTAATTGAGAACGTGCTACTAGAATTTATACTCCAGACTGCTAGAGCTATTTCTTCGGCTGTCGGGCCTGATGTGCCACCCATAGCACTTGATACAGCATACGCAGCGGACTGAGTCCTGTCAACAAAACAGCCAGATACTGGGTTGATGGTGGCCGACAGATTTCCACCTTTCACTACCCAGTTACCGGCCGGGAACTGCAGCGTCCAGCCATTGATAAACGCAATAGCTGGGAATATAGCACCACCCCCAAGTTGCACTTCCTTGTACGTATGCACGGTAGAAGAAAGTAGTCCCTGGTCTGATGCCTCAATATCTCTCAGAGCATCGTGGAATTCCACCATGTCTATTACTGAGGCATCAGAATGTATGATCTTCAGAGTGTAGTCCGGGTTGATAGCCATTGTTATTCATCTGAGTTCATGATTACGCCGTATGATACGACGCCTGAGTCAACACTGAATGTTGCTTCTGCCGGTTGTAAACTGTTCGGGGTTGCCCCCTTACGTGCCTTTACCCTGGCAGTGAATACACTAGCCTTAGTAAACGTAGGGGAAGTAACTGTAGTTCCTGATGTAGTAACATCAATAAACGGACACCATGCTGGTGAACTTATAGCATGTATCTGTCCCCATGTACCGCTAATTGTGAATGTTTTAGTAGCCCGATTAAGTGCGGTGTACGTGTAAGGGATTCCGTTAACACGAATGTATCCTGTATCAGGGGTGTCTGCTTTAATTACCTGAGTCATAACACAGGTGTTTCCAGCTGAGGTAGTAGCGGCGGAAAGTGTATACTCATTAACAATCCAACCTGTACCATTGTCCCTACCTACAACCACCCTTGTCCCTATTATAACACCAGAGATTTCAATCTGACTTGTTACCGGGTTTGATATGGGGGTAGCATCATGAGACACCATTTGGTACTTCTGACTATCAGCAGCTAAAGCCCCAGTGACCCACCAACCCTGAGCCATGAACCACTTACCACCGGCTACAGACCCAAAAGGGGCGGAAGCGTTTGGGGTGTATGACGCATCCAACTGGCGGTACTTCCAGCCAAGCTCACCGTTGATGGTTGTTGTACTGGCCTCATCACAAATAGCCTGGCAATACTGAGCTGCCTCAGCAATGGTGCAGCCGCCTGTCAGGGTGATAGTGCCTTTATACAGCTTGCTACCGTTACCATCACCTGCGTCGTGATTAGAGTCACCAACCGAAATAGTTACCTTGGCTGACAAAGCAAGTGCACTGGTAAGATCCAATGGTGTCCAGTCAGTGACTGATGTACTAATAGCCGCTGGCTGCTCACCACCTGCTACAAGGTTGGCTGAGAAATCACCGTAGGTCTGACCGTACTTTCGTGAGAATACGCGAATATCTCCGTTGTCAATAAGTGCCCCTGCGGTCTTACCTTTAATCAATACCTGAATGTGCCCATTGGACCAAAACTTTGTAATCTTAGAACCAGCCTGCACAATGTACATTGGTGTAGCAGCAACTAAAGGCGAGCCGATTGTCTTAGTACCAGTGTACAGCTCGTTAGTCCCGTTTTGCTGTATTGAGCCAAAGTTAAAGAAGTGGGATGCAGTGTCATCAATATTAAATGTGCTAAGTAAGTTCAACAGCATAGGCTTAATAGCAGACCTTGGACCATCAAGCTTCGAAGGGTTACTCGTTAAAATCGACAGGGCATCATCACCAGTTGCTGCTGCATCGTCTGCTAAGTTCTGCAGCCATTCGTGCAACTGTAGAACTGTGTACACAGTAGTCCCGGATATATGCCTAATATCACCGTTTGCTGCTACCGAAAAATCATCACCTATTGCCATTTGTCACTCCTCCATTACTTAATTAATCTGGTTGTTGAAGAGCAGTCGCATATACGGTAGCCCCTGAAACTGTTGTTACCTGCGTAATCCACGGAATATAGTACGGGGCTGCTGAAGCCTTTCTAGCTTCAATAAGTACAGTACCGATATATTCAGTCTGAAAATCTATTGTAGTGCCAGTGGTTGCCCCGTTGAACAGCACAGTACCATCTGAAGCTTTAGTAGCCTTTACCCTACTATTCGGTACTAGACCATTTATCTGTACGCTGGCAGTGTCCAACGGATAAAGGTTCTGTGATTGGGCCTCCGCCGTGGTAGTGGTTGATATTCGTAAATAAGTGATCGCCGTGGTATTGGTGGTTGTGGTTGTGATCCTGACCTTGAGCTTATAGCCTATTGCCGGATCAACCACATGGGCTGAGAGATTGGTGCCGTTCATCGTTGCCCACCCTGAAAAGCCGGAGCCTAAATCAATCTGGTATTCGAGCAGGT